TTTCTATTATTTTGAGTAGCTGACTCATCAGTATTTAGGAACAACCCTAAATAGATAAGCGGATAGGCTGAATGTTATTTCAACACAAACTAGGGAAAAAAAGTCCCACCCGCTCATTTCGTCTATCTCAATGCGTGTAGTGTACTAGCATTAAATATGATATGACCGCCAAGTTCTTGAAAGAATCTTGCTCTACTTTCAGACATTTCATCATCGTTAGCTAAATTTGTAACTGCATTAGCTAAAGAGAAGTTATCTACTGTAAAAGTATCGCCATATACTTTATCAAGTCTAGTAAAGATACCCGCTCTCTCATCATCAGTTAAACTATGCTGTTTAGCTAATTTAACAATCTGATCAGA